CTACACTTTAGCGGCCTTCCTGACAACGATAATCTTGTTGTTGTCAGGGGTAATGGTCAGCAAATGGACAGCACGCCACTTGCCTGCTTCCTTCTCCACAGACCGGAAAAAGCTGGTCAGCGCGCGAATCGCTTTCGCCATCTTGAGCGGGTCGCCGTGGGCGTAGATGTCTGATGTCGCTTCGAGCGTATCGGTCCTGTCCTTGTGGCCGAGCAGTAAACTGATCTGCTCGCCCGGCACGTTGGCATTGCGAAGATAGGACGCGACCGTGTGGCGGATCGTCTTGGGAATATGGGTCGCAGGAAGGCCCAGCTTCTCCCTCGCCGTGCCCCACCACTTCTTACGCGACTTCACGCGATCAAGCTGCCAGGCTTCAAGGATTGGCTTCAAGGGCTCGATCACCGGTACAATCGGATTGCGCTTGTCGGTCTGCGGTGCGCCTGCGGGGTGCAGGTCGATCACTGCGCCATGCCATTGTTCGAGCGGGTTGAACGCAAGGGCGGCATCTGGCCGGCATCCCGTTGCGATCATGAGCCACAGCCATTGCTGAACGCACTGTTCGTGGTCAGCGTAGGCAATGAGAGCCCCAAGCTGCGCCGTGGTAAACTGATGTGTCCTCGCCTTCGACCGCAGAGATTTGTCAACGCTGGGGATGCGCGGGGCTTGCGGAATGCGTCGGGCGGCTTCGGCATGGTTTAGGGCGGCGCGCAAGTCCTCTATATTCCGCTGCACCGCCTCGCCTGATACGCCATCGCTCTTGTGCTTGTAGGCCTTGCCGTCCCACCATTGCAGGTTCCATTCATGCGGCCTCATGCGCCAGCGACGGAAGCGGGTCACGGAAACCTTGTCGATGTCGGCAACGCGCGCGCCGGTTGTAAGCTCGTCCTGATCAAGGAAGCCTACCCAAGCACGGAACGACGACTCGACCGTATCCAGACGCAGAACGTCGGGGCCGTGCTCGTTCACATAGTTGAGCAGTTGTGGGATCAATTCAGCGTCCTCGCTCCCTTGGGGCTTCTTCGACCGCTGCGCTGCTTCATGGGCACGCAGGACGGCCTTGGCCTGCTCTAGTTCGTCCGTGCGGCACCGAGTGCTGCGATAGACAACGGTGCGCGATCCCGGCTTGTAGGTTGCGATCTGCCAGATGTCGGGGGCCATGCCGTCGCGGCGCTTGTCGAGCCAGAAGTCGCCGACGGTGAATTTGTCGCGGGGCATAGTTCCTCGGTTTCCGCACGGGAGAGTGTTTCAAGCAGGCCGTGCCGCGAAACCAATTCGCGGATTTGATCTGCGGTCAAGGTCACGCCGGTATCGTTGCGGAGAGCGCGGCGGACTTTCGATGCTAAGGCGTGCGCGGTCATGAGCAGATGCCTTCCTTGGTGAGTAGGCGGGTCATGCTGCGAACAACTCCATTTGCTCCGGCGCCAGCACCGCGTCGGCCCAAGCAAGAATTTCACGCGCCTCCCTCTGCTGCGAGGCGTCAGTGATCTTGGCGAACTCGCGGTGCATCCGGTCAACCTGCTCCTTGATCGCTTCCTCGCGTGTCGGATAAGCGGTGCAATGGTCTGTTATCGGTCCCGATGATCCCCACCAGTCGCCAGAGAAAAACGAGAATCCGCGCTTCGAGCGCCAGCCTTCCGGCGTCTGCACCAAGGCAATCTCGGCACGCAGGCCGCCGCCTTTGCGGAACAACTCAAGCGTCTCGTGTGGACAGTAAACGCCGTTCTCGTTCTTGGTGCCGGGTTGCCAGTCCATCACACCACCACCCCCTCAAACCACATCGCCGCCTCAGCAACATCGGCCAGCGTCTCCCACTTTTCGATCACATCATCCGCGATCATCGGGCAGCCGGTTTCATCCTCGATCAGCATGGCGATTTCCCACCGTGCCAGATCGCGGGCACCGTCATGCATTCCGAGGTCGGACCATGTCGCCAGCGGGTCCGTGATGCGGTCCTGTCTCGGGCAGATCAGTGGGTTGCGGAGATAGCGGGTGATGTAGTCGGGGAGGGTCATGGTAAAATCACTGGCGGCGCTTGTTGGGCAACCGCCAGTCCCTTGGTGGAAAATCAGACTTCGGGCGAGCCGACGAAGAGCGGCAGGCCGGTCTCAGCCTTCACCTGATCGCAGGCCTCGGTGAATGCGTGCTCGAACACGAGATCAGGGCGCCACAGGTCGAACCAGAATGAGATCGAGCCACCGTTCTTGCGGTAACGGAAGCGCGCGAGGATCTGGTCGAGCACCTTGGCCCGCGCGAAGATCGGAATGCAGATCATGAAGGCGTTGGGCAGCGTCAGCTTGTTGCCGCTGGCGTCGAGGTGCTCCGACTGGAACACGACTTCTGCCTCGCCGCTCGACAGGTTGCGGGCCTCACGAAGGGTCGATGCTTCGTTGACCTGCAGGCCGCGCGCGATCTCGATCAACTTCGATGGGCTGGCGAGATTGCCGCCTGACTTGGCGAGGAAGTCCTTGGCGGCGTCCGACTGCGGCTTGTCGGCCGTGACATCAACGATGTGATCTTCAAGGAATGCCGCGAAGTCGATCATCGACATCGACTTGCCGTCTGCCTGGCTCCAAGCCTTCCATTCGTCCGACAGCGGGAAGCTGTAGACCGCGCGGTGCTTGAGGTTCTCGGCATCGCTGGAATAGCCGGCGGAATGATAGTCGAAGATCGCCGTCAGCTTGGGACCAGCCATGTTGTCGACCGCGAAGACGACACTGTTCTCGCCCTTGAAGCGGTTGACGTGATCGATGAAGCTGTCGAGGCGAGTGTGGGTTGCAGCGCCTTCGCGGCGGGTCGGGCGAATGCGGTACTTGTCGAACTCGCTGGGATTGATGACGTGCAGGCCGTCCCTGAGGATAGCCGGAGCATCAGTGCCATCGCGAGGGTCCCGCACGGTGACGATTTGGCCGCGAAGATGGTCGCTGGCCGCTTCGAACGCTTCGTGCACGATGGCACCGGCGTTAGTTGCTTCGGAATCGAGCATGATCAGAAGTCCTTAAGCGCCGCGCACAGTGCGTGCGTCGACGGTGATTTCGCGGATGGTGCCAAAGAGGTTGCCCTGCCCCGGCTTGTTGGGCGTGAAGCGATTGTCTTCGGTAACCCAACCGATCGTGCGGCTGACCTTTTCGGGCGGCAGCTTGAACTGCAGGTCCGGCGTGAAGAAGTAGACGCCATCGTGCTCGCGCTCGACTTCGATGGTCAGGGTGATCTTGCCCTTGACCTTCTTGCCGGTGTCGACGCCGCGCTCTTCCATGTCAGCCGAGAAGCTCTGCAGCTTGTCGGCGCAGTTCTGGTTGAATGCGCCATCGTTGAGCATGGCGACCAGGTCGGTCATTGTTGTGGCGGCCGGGTAGCGACGGCCACCATCGGCAGCGCGCTCCTCGATTATTTCGCCCGTCTCCGGGTCAAATGCTTCGGGTTTCATATTGAGGTTCTCCGGCGCTGGTGGTCAGACCCGGCCCGCGCCCAAGCCGGGTCCGTGTTGGTCAGTTCGTCTCAGCCCGCGCCCGCACTTCCGGCGAGGCGTTGACGTAGCGGATACGGTGGCCGCGCTCGCTGGTGACGAAGCAGTTGGAGCGCAGGGCGTTGAGGCGGCGCGTGGTGCGGGCATTGGCCAGCGTGATGCAGACCAGATACGCGATCGCGATGATCAGGCTGAGCCCGAACAGGGCGTAGGTGAGCGTCATGGTTAGAAACCTCCCTCGTCGTCAGTGTTGAATCCCTCGCCCATGTCCTCATCGGGCTTGCCGCCAGTGGGGTGGAACTTGGCCAGCATCTCGGACACGGCATCGTCGGCCTGGGTGCGCAGGTCGGCAGGCAGGCGGTCCATCTTGGCGATCTGCTTTGCGACGAAGGCATTCAAGGCATCGGCGTCCGGCGCTTCGTTGACCTTGGCGATAAAGCTGGCGGTCCAGTCGGCTGCGGCGTTGGCGTTGGGCATCTGCCGCACTTCGGCGACGAGAGGATGCACCTCGATCCCCGCCTTCTTGCCCTTGGTCTTCATGACCACCACGACCGTCTTCTTGTCGATGTGGCTCATGTGGCTGATGCGGATGCCCCCGACGTTGAGGCCGCCAAAGGTAACGGCATCGTCACGGTAGAGCGTCATCGACCGGCCGACGTAGTCAGCGGCATTGCGGCCCCAGACACCGAGCAGGACGCGGCGCATGGTCTTGCAGGGCTTGAACGGCTTGTTGTTGTCGCCCTCGTAGAAGATCGAGACCGGCTGATCACCGTCGTTGCCGGTCACCTTGCGCACCGTGATCGTGCGCGGCGCCCCGATCAGGTCGTCGGCGTTGAGCTGGTCGCTCTTGGCCTCGACGAACCGGGACATGTCGATTGCTTCACTCACAGTCCTGCTCCTTTCTGGCGGCGCGTGATCTCGCGCTGCGCATTCCACTTGAGGTCTTCTTCCATCGTCGGCTGACGCAGCATCCATCCGAGGAAACCGGCTTCGACTTCGGACCAGGGCACGCCGCGGAACTTGCCCAGCGGGCACGTCGGCAGCAGGCGCGGCTCCTTGGTCCACTGCACCATGTCCTTGCCGGTCGCTCCGGCATCGAAGAGCGCGAGGAGGATGTGCGCCGTCACATAAGCATCGGGTCCGGCGCGGTGTGCTGGCTGCGTCAGAGCGTGATCCGGCGCGATCTTGCCTGCGTCTTCCAACCAGTACCGGAGCGCGCCATTGGAATGGCTGGGCGCTTCCGGCCAGACCCGCAGCGCTGCCTTGTATGTGCAGATCACCGGTACGGGGCTGTCGAAGAACTTTGTCTCGAACTCGGCGTTGTGGGCGGCGATGGCGGCGGGTATGCCATTGACGTGGGCAAACATGTCGTCGGCCTTGAACGGGTCGGAGCCAGCGCACTCGGCAAGGCTGATGTGATGCACCGCGCGAACCTCTGGCGGCATTACGTCGACACCACAGAGCCAAGACTTGGGCTGCATCACCTTGCGCGTCGTCAGGTCCAGATCGCAGATACCGACTTCGCAGACCTTGCCGGCGGGCGGTTCCGTGCCCGACGTTTCGAAGTCGATGACGCGGATCACCGTCATATGATGATCTCCTCGATTTCACGCCGCTCGGTCGGAATGAGCTTCGGCATGCGCGCGAGCGTCGCGTGGTATTCGCGGATGACGTGGGCGACGCGGGCTTCGAAGGCGGTTGCGGCGGCGATGATCGCTGCCTGCAGTTCAAGATCAGGCTCGACCCGCTTGATGTAGACCGGCTGCCCACCGCAGTAGGAAATGAAGTCGATCCACTCGCGCTCGCTGACCAGCAGAGCGGTCTGCAGCTGCAGGACGTACTCTTCCGGTACCTCGTCGTTCGCGATCGTCTGCACCTGGTACTTGCCGGCGCGGGACTTGCACTCGATCAGACCGTCATCGCCGACCAAGCCGTCGGGGCTGTAACCAATCGTGAAACCCCACTTGTCGTTCGTGATGAAGCCGGTTTCGACGACTTGAGCGTGATGCTCGGAATAGGCGGCGCGAGCATAGATCTCGTCTTCCTGCCCGCGCAGCATCGCGTCCGAGACGTACTGCGGTTCGACGAAGCCAGTGATGCGCTGGAATGCCAGTTCGTAGGCGTGGATGCGCGTATCTTTGTTGTTCGCAACCTTGCCGGTGGGCGTGATGATCAGCTTCATTTCCGAAGCCGTCAGCAGCCCACAGCGGGCATGCAGCCACTCGTCGGAGCCCTGCAGGAGTTCGCCGTGGTAGGTTGGGCCGGTGGTCGTCTGAGAAGGTGCTTCGGCGAAATCGTCCAGTTCGACGGCGGTTTCGCAGAAGTCGAGATCAAAGGGATTGTCGGTCATCGATCAGAACCTCAGGCTAACGTTGGGCACCTCACCGGCGCGGATCAGCAGGACGATCTTCTTGGCGGCCTCTTCGTCGACACCGCAGGTCATGATCGCCTCTTTCGCCTCGCGCATGACGGCGCTGCGATGCGCCTGGTCGGCTTCACGTGCGGCCTGTTCGTCAGCGAGCCGCTTGGCCTCAGCCTGACGCGCAGCTTCCTCGGCAGCGATGCGATCGCGCTCCGCCTGTGCCGCCCGCTCGGCTTCCTCGGCACGGCGACGTTCGGCGGCCAGCTGCTCAGCGTGTGCGCGGTCGCGCTTCGCCTGCTCTTCACGGGCAGCACGTTCGGCGGCTTCGGCGGCTTCCTGCTTGGCGCGCTCGATGCGCTCGGCCTCTGCCTTCTCGGCGGCGATGCGACGTTCCTCGGCAGCGCGCTCGTCGGCGAGGCGCTTTTCCTCGGCGGCCTTCAATTCCGCCAAGCGCAGTTCCTCGGCGAGACGCGCCTCCCGCTCAATCCGATCACGCTCCTCACGCTCAGCGGCCTCGGCACGCAGACGCTCGAGCTCTGCCTTGTCAGCCTCTTCCTTGGTAAGACGTGCCAGCGCCGACTTGAGCGCCGACACCGCCATGTCCTTGGCAGCGGTGGCCTCCGCCAGCATGTCGCCAAACCGGTCGGCATCGAGCGCGGTATTCCAGACCTGACCACCACGGGCGCGGACCGTTGCGGCGGTGTCCTCGATCGTGACGACAGCAGCGGCCTTGATGCCGTCGATAACCGCGCGGCATTCCTCGACGCGCTTATCCTCGGCAGCCTCCCACTCATCCACCGGGCGGCGAACCTCATTGGCCAGTGCCGTCAGCTTCTCCTTGACCGCGCGACGCTCGGCATCGACGGCGTTGATGCGCGCCCTCGCCTCTTCGTTGAGCTGCTTGCCGGCGTCATCGATCGCGGTCTTGGTGCGCGTGATCTTGTAGGCCAGCGACTTGATCGCCTTGCGGCCCTTCTCCGTGCTGGTGTCCGGCTCGAAGGCATCGACCTCGCGCTGGATGTGCTCGTAAAAGCTCTCGCGCTGGGCCTTGTCGGTCAGCACAACAACAGGCGTCTGCTCGACGACCGTGGCAATGTGTGAAGGCGCGGCTTCGATCTTGGTGACGGCGTTCACGCGGCGTCCTTTCCGTTGCTGAGGGTGTTTCGCCGATCGCGCAGGAGTGCCCAGAAGCGGGCGTCTTCCTTTGACATCGGCAGGATGGTGGTTGCGGTCGCGGCAGTGCGACGGGTGATGAGGCGGAAGATCACGGCAGCGCGATCCAGATCGCGGTGAAGACCGCCATGACCGGCGCCAGAACGGCGAGGCATGCGAGCAGGTCGCGGCGTGGGCTGTACTGTGCCATCACGCTACCTCGCGCTGCGAGTGCAGCTTGTAGCCAGGCGCTTCGATGGCGACGTGGCGGCGGGCCTCGCGGGTGGCATCAGCCAAGGTCGCGGCCTTGAACTGGTAGCTCATCATCGGGCCCTTGCCGCGAGCCGGGGTGAAGTTGATTTCGAAGGTCGACATCAGGCCGCCCTCGCCGTCAGCCGCTCGACAGCAGCAGCGTAATCCGCATCCCAGGCGTCATAGCCGAAGCCCTGCGCGTGCAGGTCGGCGATGGTCTGCGCGATCAGCTTGTCGCGGCGGCCTTTGTAGGCAGCGCGCTCAATGCCCTCACGGAAGCTGTAGAAGCCGTGCACCGGCCCGGTACGGGGCGGCATGGTCTTGCTGACCAGCTCCTCGGCGCAGGCACGGATGCGGGCGTTGCGTTCGCAATGCGCTTCGTTCGATGCGACGAGGTCGAGATGACGCGACCTGCGCAGCTGTTCGGGGGTGTGGTGAAGCACTGGGGGTCTCCAACTGGCCGGGTCTGCGCTTTCGGCTCACCGGGTGTTGGAGTGACATTTGCAGATTGCAAAGGTGGGGTCAAGCAAAAAACATTGCAAATTGCAAAGCCCGCTGGCGCAGTGGTTTGCAGCCTGCGAAGCAATGCGAATCGCCCACCATGATCATGACGATCGTCTTGCGTGTAGGAAAACAAAAAACCCCGCCGACAGGCAGGGTTCTGACTACCGCGATTTGTCGGCGACTAAGCCTTCGTGCGCGCCTGTCGCCAATGCTCCGCCATAGCGAGCGCTCGATTGAGGATCTCGGCCTCCATCATCCTTGCACCTTCCTCGACGGCCTGGAGATTGCTGGCCTCCATAAGCCCTAGGGCTAAGCCCAAGGGGGCGTCGACTATGCTTTGCGCCACAGCTGATGCGTCGTCAGCGGTCCTGTCAGCGAAGTCTCTTGCGACCAGAAACTCAAGAAGGCGTTCATAAGCAGTCAGGCGACCGAGCAATCCAATCTCATCTTTAGTCACCGCATGCACTCCTTAAGCGATCAGGGATTGTCCCGCTGACAATGAGGGCACACCGCAGCGTCGAGATGCACTGGCTCCCTGCACCAGACGCAACGTACCAGCTTGCCGCTTGCGAGGCCCTTGCGAATCTTGATCTCAGGATCCGGACTGACAATCATTGACGCGAGGACAGCTAAGGGCCCGAACAGAACGGCCAATATCGCAAAACTGCAGCCGCTGCGACCCTTTGACCATGCGATCACCGGCGCCAGGATCACGCACAGCGGCCAAACGAAGACAAGTAAGGCGAACTCGATCACCCGTTCGTGCCGTCCTTTAGGAACGTCTCGATAATGCGATAGACCTGCTCCTTGCGGTCGTCAGGAACGGCTTCGACCAGCTCCAACGTGCGAGTGTCAGCTTCCAACGGATTGAGGTCGGCGATCCAGCCTGGGCGCGTTCTTAACGCTGGCGCAAGCTTGCGAAGCCATTTCAGCGACAAACCCCGCTCACCTTCTTCGAGCAGACTTATGACCGAGCCGGTTGTCGGAGGCACAAGCGCCGCGCCCAGCTCTTCCTGAGTCATCTTCCGATATTCTCTCCAAGCACGGAGATAATTCGGTCCGCCGTTCTTGTCGTCTGCCATTTGCCCATTTTGGCGGTAATCTGCAAGGAAGTCCTCACGCATACTGCAAAGCTCAAACGGCAACTGGCTATTGACCACATCTTTGCAATCTGCAAAGATAGCTGGCATGGAAACGATTACCCCAACAGGTATGGCGGAGGCTGCGCGCATATCGTTGCCTTACGCCTCGCAGATCATCGGAGGGAAGCGCAAGCCACCGCGCTCGCTGGCCATCCACATCCTGCGCACGACTGGCTGGCGCCATGCCGTGCTCGACGGGCTGACTGATGAGCAGATCGAACTGCTGGAACAGATCGAACCGTACCAACCCAAACAAGCCGCCTGAGACCAAAGGGAGGGGTCAATGGATACCGCAGTCAAGTTTGTCGTCGACAACTGGCAGGTGATCGCCGGTGTCTGGCTAGGCGCCGGCCTGGGCCTTGGAACATGGATCGGGCTCGTGATGGCTGGCCGCAGGATACGCGATGTCTTTCGCTTAGCCGAACGCGACCACCACGAAGACCAAGGCACGAACTGGCCTCCCCTCGACACAACCGCGCACCATCCAGCGTGCGCGCACCAGCCCTGAGGGTCGCATCTCAGAGCACTCGGACGGCAGCGGAAGGAAAGTCCCCCGCCACCACCGCTGCCGTCTGTTTTTCCGCTTCTCTTCATATTGGATGCATCTAGGTCATGGCGCACCAGCAAAAATATCTCTTTGATATTCCGACCTCTGGCAAAATTGCCGAGGCGGCGCGGGCGATCATCCTCGCGGTCAAGCGCGATCATGTCGTCACCAACGCGCAGATCGGTGCCCTTTTCGACTCCAGCGCTGACACTGTGCAGCGGCTCGAAGACATGCAGACCAAGAAGGTCCCTGCGTCCTTCATCACCGCGATCGGTGCCGCTTTCGGCGAGCAGTACATCCAGCCTTACATGGCGCTGTTCGGTTGCCGTGCCGTTCCGCAGCATTGCGAGGAAGTGATCAACGCTGTTCCGGCAGTGACGGCATTCGCTGCCAAGCTTGCGGCCGCGTCGATCAACGGCGGTGCGAAGATCAACCACCAGGCGCTGGCGGACATCATGCCGTCGTTGCGAGATGTCGACGCGATCGTGTCCAGCCTGCGGGCCATGGCTTCGGCACAGGGGATTACGGCGTGAGCGGCGGCCCCTACACTCGCGTGCCATGTGCGCATGAAGGTTGCTCGAGCAAAGTGCGGCGCCGCAACCTCAGCGGACTGTGCATCTACCACTACAATGAGCAGCGGGCGCTCAACAGCAAGACGCCTCGCTGCAGCGACTGCGGCAACAAGCTGAAATCTAAACTCCTGAAGATCAAGGACGGGCTTTGCCAGTGCTGCCGCAACGCCCGGAAGGTCCGCACCTGCAGTGAATGCGGCCACAAACACATGGACCCGATCCGCAAGAGCGGGCGCTGCAACGCCTGCCAGCGAAAAAAGATATCCCTTCGAGAGCAGGTCGGTGAAGATCGGCTTGGCGATTACTATCTGCTCCGGTCGCGCGGTCTAGATCGCGACCAGGCAGTCGCTCATCTCGATGCCGGTCTGCCGGTAGAACGCAAGATTCGTAACGGTGGCGCTAAGCTTACGACCATGCAGGCGGTTCGCTTGGTGGGCGAAGCGATGGCCATCACGCCCGACGAGATCCTTTCGGCAAGCCGCTTCTCCCGTGCCGTGGATTGTCGCGCCGTTGTTGCAGTGGTGATGGTCAATCAAGGCGCCTCGCTCACCCAAATCGGTCGTCGGCTAAATCGCGACCACACTTCCATTCTGCATCTTCGCCGGACCTTTCCGCAGCGCGCGGCGAAGCGGCCTGTGCTCGCGAAGATCGTCGAGACGATCCTGCAGGTGGCTGCATGAAGCCCGGCGCCCGCTTCCCACGTAGTCGAGAGAACGTCACCAAGCGCGACAACGCTGTTGCAGCGTTCGCCAAGGCCTCGACCGCCCCGCTGCACACGCTGACCGAAGCCATGCTTGAGAGCATTGCGGCCAGTCATGCCCGCCGCGGCACCCGTGATTTCGACCAGCTGCTCGCCAAGCTGCGCGACACCGTCGCCGCTCGCCGCCTTCGTGAGGCCGCATGA